ATGTAGTCACGGATACCAAAGCCCTGTCCTTTAGCCCCCGGCCCCGGCATCCACTTGCCGCTTTTCCACTCAGCCCAATCACCAACGTCAACTCCCGGCCATTCACGGTAAACCCAGAAGGTTCCGCTCTCGTCAATGGCGATCCAGCACATGAACCAATTCTTTGCTCCAGCAGGGTCAATAATATGGTAGCGCGTAATGTTTTTAGTTGGAATAGTGTCGGGGGAGACCACGTTGACAACCTTGTTGAACTTAGGGAATTTAGTCGCATGGGACTTCATTGGCACTCCATAGGCGCGAATGAGGATTTCTTCCCGCGTGCGTCCTGCCAGCGTTTCCTTGATTCGGTCGTATCCGCCAAAAGCATTGTCCTGAGAGTGGAAGTAATGCACTGACGCATTGAGCCTCTTGGACTTCTGGACGTATGGAACCAGCTCACCATTAAGTAGTTCTGCTGGGCGAGACTCAATGGTCGTCGCTCCATAAAGATACTCCTTGATGACCTCCGTCCAACCGTCAATCGGAGTGAACGTCACCAGCAACTTTGAGTTCCGCGTAGCTAGCCGGAACCTGAGCGTATTGATTAACTCTGGCCCCAAGAGATATTCATCGAGCCATACTCCAATGTTATGCCACACAGCATTCTTAGACCCAAGTTCCGCGCCTTCCAGAATCGTCGGGTTATTCTGATACTGAGAATATGTCTTGAAAATGATCTGAGAACCGTTTGGAAGAATTAGCGACGAGTCCGTGAACCCAGTCTTCTTCTTGTAGGAAATATAAGTGTTCGCGCTGGTCTGCTTGGTTTTTAGGTTCTCTGGCAACCAGTCCCACACGGCACTTTGTTGCTGGCGAATGCTGACCTCGGAAGTCTGAGCAAAACAAAAGATTTCTGACTTTGGATTCTCGATAGCAGCACGGACAACTGAAAATGCTCCCCACTGCGTCTTGCCGCTCCGGTTGCCTCCTAGCGCAAGGATCTCGTTGACCTCAAACAGTTGCTCTTCAGCCTTGCCCCAGTGCGGAAGGCGGAAGCCGTAGTGATACGGGTCTTTCTCAGCGTTCTCAATCGCCTCATGATAAACCGAGTGAAGCCCGATCAACTCGTCAGGCTCCATTTGCACCATCTCCTCATCGGTTGGTGGCGTCAGGATTGCGTGCTTTTTCCAGATCATAGAATCTCCGCTTCGATTGCGTCTTCCTTGATCTTGCTGGCAATCCGCGCCTTGGCGTCAAAGATCATCTTGGCGGCGTCATCGAGACTCGCCCCCTTGCGATGCTCCACGATTGAAGACGCCATGCCCGTAAGTTGCGCGGCCTTGTCGGTAAGGATACCCACCGTCACCGCTAGCTTGTCCGGGCTGATTTTAGCAAGCTCCTCGGGATTATCAAACAGTTGTTGGGAACGCTCAAAGAGCAAATCCGTGTAGTCCTGCGCTGCAATCGCGTATCGCATCGAGAATTCCTTGCGTTTTGTCTCCAGCGTGTCGTTATGACGCCATTGTAGGCCCCTGATCGTCTCCCTGCCAAGCCCTGTCTTCTTTTGGATGTCGGTTATCCTCGCTCCTTGTGCGGCTAGCCACAGGGCCATTGCGGCCTTGTTTGGGGCGTAGTGCTCGACGCAGTTGCCGGGAGAAAGCTTTGCACGTTCCTTGACCTCAAGAAACCACGCGGACTTGTCTTCTCGCTCGTCAACGTAATCGGCCTTCAGCTTTTCGTTTGGATCAATTGGTTCTGGTTCCGAAGTCACTTGGAGTTCTTAGCCTTTAAATTTTGGGAGTGCAACCTTATTTTGGAATTTGCATTTGCTCTGATTGTTCTCGCTCATATTTAAGACGCTCAGATGGAGTTGTTCCCAAGACATTGCCAAGTTCCGCAGCCCAAAGCGGATCATATTTTCCAGTTTGAAGCAAGGCCTGAACACCAGTAGAACCTCCAAGAGTTGTTACTAATGATGTGCTTACTGCCTTATCCCACTCCTCAGGAGACAGCTCTTTCTTGCCAAGTTTCTTGAGAAGTGGATGAAGTTGCTTTGCCCTATACATTCCTGCCGCAATCCTTGCTTTTGCTGGTCCAGTAATAGTCTCGATTGAAGACCATGGCCGAACACCTCCTTGACTTATTGCGACACCACCTTTTAAGCCGCCCTTTTCAGGGGCTACCCGAGTAATGACGTCGGCAACATTCGCCATGTTTATCATGTCATCAACAAATTCATCACCCACAACAGACCGAAGGTTCTCTTCAATTTTAGGTTGTTTTTTAATGTCATTCAGGAATTTGGGACCGTCAAATAGCTGAACGTTTTTAGGTCCGTAGCCATCTTTGGGTGGATACTGGGTGAAAAAATACTCTGCGTAATCGTCGCGAATCATTTTCTGATCCTTTGGGCCAAACTTCCCTAACGTTTTTTTAATTACGTCAGATGGAGCTGTCCACAAAGCTTGTGGAAATTCATGTCTGTCAATCGCTTCACGGTGGCCGTTTCCTGCGATTTTCAGAAGAATGTCGTTTCTTTTCAAGTCTAAATCCTGTGCAACCTTGTTCTTTTCAACAATAGCACTCAGAACTTGTTTTTTGCTATCTTCGGAAATCGCACCGCCTAGTGCATAAACGTCATCTGAAGTTATTTTACTTGGATCAAGCTTTTCAAGCTGAATTTGTTGTTTGAGAGATTCAAGGTTTTTTACCATTCTCTCTCCATAAATACCATTTGGTTTTCCCTGGGGGCTAAATCCAAATAACGTCCGAACCATGTCGGGATCAAAATTAAAATCCTTAGCTCTTCCTTGAACGTCAGATCCGAATCCAATTTTTTGCAAGTAGTCTTGCTGTAAACTCATGGCACCTTGATAGGCTACTCCTTCTCCATTTAAAGCGAAAGCCCCAAGAACATCTTTAGCTACCCTTGGATCAGACAAAACGTCGTCAACAATTTCGCGACCAGTTTTGTTTGATCTTCCAAGGCTTTCTTTTAATAACGAACCAATTTGCTGTTCTTCGAAACCAAGTCTTTGTTGCAATACGCTTCTTGCGTTATCCCACTCGTCCATCAGCCCAACAGAATCATACGCTTCATTTCTAATTTGAGAAATTGTTTTAGAAGCTTGTCCTGAAACAATTTCTTTTCTTGTTCCCCCAACAGCCCCCCCTTCTGGGACTGCTTCCCTAAATATAGCAACCAAGTCATCCATTTGTTTAGGCATGAGTGGACCTGCCAATTTTTCTAAACGCCCCCTTTCCCGGAGAAGCTTTTCTTCTTGAGCTGGCTTTAGGTTTGGAGAATCAAGCTTCTGGTCAATCTTCTGTATTTTCCTTGCGTTCTTTGGTCGTTGATAAAGTCCTTGAAGTTCTTTTTCAAGAGCGGCATTTCTTGGTAACCCCTGAAAGTATTCGCTTTCAATTGCTTTTGCTACATCAATTGGATCAAATTGAACGCCTTTTCGATCTGCTATTTGATAGAATGCAGTATATGCGTCTGTTTTAAGATCATTTGCTTTTTTCTCGGCAGCTTTAAGCTCACCGAAAATATATGCTCCAGCACCTTCTTTGTCTTGATTTGGTCTGGTAAGCATACGATACATGTCCTCATCGTATTTGCTCTTTAACTGTTGACCAATTGTTTTGTCATAAGTTCCAATAACACTGCTCAATGCTTCTGATTCGTTTCTAAGCATTTTAATTGTGTCGCCATATAATGCCTGTCCTTTGAGTGACGGGGGCGTGTTCTTATCTTGCAAAATCCTAAGCCTATCAAGAGAAACCTCTACATCCCTTCCAATTGCATATTCCGGCAACCTTTGAGCTAGTCTAAGGCGGTTGATTGTTTTTTGATCTCCACCAACTGCAATATCGGCAAGGAACGTATCATAACCTTTTTTACTAAGATAGTTTTGGCTTTCGTCTAATAATTTTTGGCGTTCTGAAACCTGCCCTTTTCGCGAACGAGTTACTGAGGTTCCTATTGCCGTTCCGATTTTCGCTGTTGCATAATCAATTGGTAATCCAACCATTGCTTCTGTGGCTCGTTCTGGAATGGCTTCAAGCAAACTTGGACCAAGACCAGTAACGATTGAGGCAACCTGATCTTGTAGCGATGCAGCAGCAGTATATCCACCAGCACTAAACACTGCCGCTGCAAATGGTGATTTTGTTGCCGCACCGGCTACTGCACCTCCAGCAATCGAGCCAATAGTCGGAACAACCTCTCCTGACGCATCAATCAAATCTTTTGGAGAAAGACCAAGCTCGTCAATTGCTGTATATCTATTTGATGCCGGATCTCTAAGAATTGTTACAGTTTTTCCGGCAATGTCAACTTTTTGGATGTTTTCTGTCCCAAACTTTTCTTGAAGATATTTCTCCTTGTTTTCTCCAGTTTTAAAAGCAAGTCCAAACCTTGTTTTCCAGTCAACACCAGAATCAAGATCAACTTCGCCACCAAGCATGGTGGATAGCCCTTCATTTAAAGCTGAGATATATTGCCCCTCATCCATTGGGAGCAACTTCTCAGAAGCAAAAACATCATCTGCCGAACCCTTGCTTATCATGCGCTTCGGAGTAAGAAAACTTCCGTCGGCAATCATGGATTTCAACCTGTCTTTTGATTTCGCCTCCTCTTTAACAAGAGAGTCATATTCGGTAAGTAGAAACCGACCTTCTTCTGCTTTTTTTGCAGCAGCAATAGGATCAGTTTCAAGCAACTGGTTATACTCGGCCTCAACTTGGCCAATATTGTTTACTGCTTGAGAACGAATGACTCCAAGCTCTTTCACATAAGAATCAATTGTAGCCATTATTGTGTTGGTTGCGATGGAAATGTAGCGCGGAAACCCTTAATTTTATCATCTTCTTGGGTTGATTGTTTTTCTCCCGGATATTGGGATTGTATTTCATTATACTGATCGCTAGTAATAATCCCTTTTTTAAGAAGTGACTCCCTATGTTGCTGTGTCCCATGAACAACATCAAGTAGTTTTGTCTTTACCGAGATAGCTCTTTCTCGAATTTTTTCTGGATCTCCGACAAGCCTCAAGGTTCCCCATTGATCTGCAAGGGCCGAAAACTCGTTTTGAGTAACTTGCCCAAGCCCACTAGATCCGGTAGGAGAAGACTTTCTAAGTGCATCAAGAGCTTCAAACTTTAGGTTTGATGCAACCGTATCAAGAGAACTCTGCGCTTCCGCCTGTTCCTCAAAACCAACTGAACCCAAAATTTTTCTTAGTGGACTGGCAAACGGCAACTTGCTCATTTTGCCGGTATAATCAATGAACCTGTCGATTTCGCTTATCGCAACCTTGCCGATTTCTACGGCCCTATTTCTTGCTGCAACTTCAGCAGATGCTGCTTGTTGGGCCGCTTGCTCTGCCGCTCCTCCCGGAATGTTTGCAACTCGCGTTCCCGTTGGACTACTTGGGTCGGGAACAAGCTGTTGCCCTTCTCCAAGTTTTACTGTTGGCTTTCCACCAACTCCCGCGCCATACCTGACCGTAGTTTTCCCATTTTCAGTTATTACCTCAGCCCCGGTGGGGACGGGTGCTGGATAGAACCTGTTTTCTTCGTCAAATTGGCCGGCGAGTGCGTTGTATTCAGCGGCTTCTTCAGCAGTGGCTTTTCTGAATTTGCCTGGCGGTTTATCTGTCACAAGAGAAGATCCGGCAGGAAGGCGAATTTGTCTTGATGCTTGCGTAGCGGGTTGACCGCCAGCAGCTTCAATGTTCGCTACTACTTCTGGAGCAATGGTGGTTACTGGAGTTTCACCCGCAATACTTGGAAATTGGCTGTAATCAAAGTTGCTTGGTGGAGTTGGGACACCTATTGCTCCTTTTGGTGGCAATACGCCAGGACCATCCATCGGAGTCCCATCAACAGGAACCCCGTCTGGGAATGATGGTTCGGGCGGTCCTGTTGGAGAAAACGCATCCGAAACACTTGGATATACATTATTTGAAAGGTCTTTAAATTGCCCATATTGATCCAAAGATCCAGCGACTTTTACCTTTTGCCCATCAATTTCAATTTCCTTGTCATATGGCTTCCAGTCGGACATCTTTGGCAAAGATGCTTGTATTTGTTCAGCCTTGGCACGCTGCTCCTCCAATTTAACTTTGCGTTCTTGCAAGCCAAATTCAGCATCCGCCTGCATCTGCTTTGTTCCCATGTTAATTAGTCCAGCGACAGACTCAGCAATGTCAGCGCGTTCATTCAGGGAAACATTCTCATCTTTGATTTGGTCGCGCACACCTTGAAGCGTTGGCGCAAGATCAGGAAATAGCTTCAAAGCCGCGTCAATCTGAATGTCGCTTTGCTTGATTAGCTTTTTCTTCTCGCCTTGTTGCTTGAAGTAGTCAGTAACTTGACCGATTCCTTTTGCGACCCCTTGCGCTCCAGCCATAGATTGCTCACGCGCCGCCGCAACAGAACCAGAATAATCTGGAGCTTGATACGGGATTGTTCTTACGTCTCCTCCGAATAGTGCCATAATTTTAGTTGTTATTATCCAAGCTGGAGCCCGCCGCCATAGTATCCCTGAGAGTTCACTGAGCCCGGAGAGTTGTTCATGCCGCCATAATTTCTATTGGCATACATTTGACCAGCTTGACCAATTCCACTTCCAAGGCTACTCCACATCTGCGCTTTGGCTTGTTGGTTTGCGGCGTTAATTTGGTAATTTGCTTGGTTGGCTTGGTTCTGCGCTCCTGCTTGTTGTTGGGCAAGGTTAAGCGGCATGTTAAAATCAAATCCACCAGCAGCTTCAGGACCAAGAGTCAATGCGGTGCGAAGATCCTGTTGTCCAGCACCATACGACAATGGAGCAGTGCGAAGAGCTTGAAGTCCCGGATTGGTGTAAAACTCGCCAGCTTGGGAG